ACGATGAACCCGATATCGTAGCTGGTGGAAAATACTTTGCTAAAGTCGCAGAAAGACTTAAAGCTCATATAAAAAAATCAACATAAAATTAGGGAGCTTCGGCTCCCTTTTTTAGCTTAGCATATGTGGCATACCAGTTATCGCAGGATCACCACTAAAACCGCCACCTACATTCACAACATTAAGATCTGTCTTTGTTTTAGCACCTTGAATTGTTGTCATGTTAGGCGACACGTTTGTTGGAGCATTAATACTTAAATGTAAAGGATGTGTACTACCAGCATCTTGTATAATTTTAAATGTATTCGGATCAATAGAACCTGGACCACCTGGTTTAAACGGTAATATGTTAAAGTTTTTCATAGCGCGTTTAGCATTATAGTCATAACTACCCATATCTCCACCTCTAAACAAGTGCTGAGTATCTGATATTGCATCTAACGCATTCATTTCGTGTCCAGTAGGAACATTACCCATCATGCCACGCAATCTACCAGAGCCATACGCTACAGGGTTAACACTTCCTGTTAAAATTGTATCTACTGTTGCTTGTCCGACTTTCTTTTCCGCTGGAGATATTTCTTCTTGTAGTAACCATTTACATACAATATAACCTAAATAGTCTCCGCTGAAACCACCTAAAATAGAACCTACTAAACCACCTGCTGGAACAGTCAACCAAGCAAATGGTCCACCTAATAAACCGGCAGCGGCACCAGCTACAGCTCCACCTCCTGCACCAATAATTCCACCAATGTGACCGCCTATTAATGCTAATCTTTCATCTTCACTAACATCAGCCTGCATCATCGTCATTAAAATAATTAAATCTGCAACTTTAAAAGCTACATTTAATTTAGCTAAGAAATCAAAAAGTCTAGTTAATAACTTTCTCATCCTTGGGCTATTAAGTTTTTTAAGAGCTTCTTGGATATCAGAAGCTTTGACTTTTGCGTTAGGATCAGGAGCTGAGTTAGAGTTAGCAGCCATATAAGCTCCTCTATTTAACTCTCCAAATTTACGTGGATCTCCTCGACCAATTACAGATGTTGTTGGTGTTCTATTAAAAGAATTTCCCATTCCGTTTTGTACTTTTTGATTTGCGTTAGGTCTATATGGCGGCTCTGGTGATGTTGTATTAAAGTTAAATCTGAAAGGCCCCTGTGGTTGGTTTATTTTAGGAGGTAAGTCCGTATTAACAGGTGTATCAAAACCATTTGTCCTTGCATTAAATCCAGAATCCATGTTGAATTTGGCGCCTGGACCTAAATCATCAATACTTGTAACAATCTTTGGTTTATTTAAATTGTCGAGTAATTTTTGGTTTGCTTTTACAATATCAGCCTGTTGTTTTATGATTTTCTTTTGATTTTCAGACATTTTACTAGAGTCGATCTCAGTATCAGTAAGAAGTTTATTATTTCTTTTCATGATTGCATTAGAGATTCTAATACCAGCCATTGTTATAGCTAAGCTAAAGGGAATTGACGCTACTGCAATAAGTATTTTAGTAATAACACTATTACGAACATTATCAATATCTTCTTTTAACGATTTAAAAGTTTTATTCATCTCTGCGATGTTTGCGTTCATTGTCTCGAGACTTGTTTTAAGTGTGTTTGGATCAAAGCCTCTTAGAGATTTACCCATTTCACCTATCTTTGACTCAAGTTCTGAGAATGATCCCTGATATCTTTCATCAACAAAACCTTTGAGAACGTTATAACCAGCTCCAGCTGCAAGCAAACCGCCACCCAATTTTGCAGCTCCGCCCAACATTCCGCCTAATGTAATCTTTTCAAGTCTATCGCCCATCTTTTCAATGGCTTTATCTGTTCTTTCACCAGTTTCTTTTACTGCTACAACTTTCTCTTTTCGTTCTAAGTCAGCAAAGTCAGCGTCTTGTTTAGCTCTTTCTGCATTCTGTTCGATCATATTAGTTTGGATTGCTAACATTTCTCTTTGTGCTGTAGAGTTTCTAGCTATAGTATCGAATACTTTATCAAACTTTCTTAATTCTACTTTAACAGAACGAAGCGAATTCGTACCTGAGTTACGAATTAATTGACCTTCAGCTTTTAACCTGTCAATAATTGCTAATGTTTCTTCTGACATCTGAGCCATGTTTTAAGCCTTTACTTTTCGTTTTGTTGTTCTATATAATCAACTAACATTCCAAAATATAAATCACGTTCATAAGGTATCATACTTTCTATTTCAGCTATTGAATATTTATGGTGCTGCGCCAACATGAATATAACTTTGTAATACTCTTGAAGAGTATTGTGGAGCAGCATTACATAAAAAAAGTCTTCATACCCTCCATTACGAAGGTTTGTTCTTTACCTTCTTTATTAGTATATTTCATTTCGTGTCTCATTATTGGCATTGTCTCAAAGAATTTTTGAATTCCTGCAACAACGTCGCTCGATACGCCGTCCATAAAGTTATCAATATCTTGCTCGGTATAATCTTTAAACCAATGTACTTCGTCTTCTGATGCGATACGTTCTAAACAAGCTGTCATAACAAAGTAACTTGCTAACGGATCATTTGGAGCCAATTGTTGGATTTTAATGTACTCATCAATAGACGGGTATTTTAAAAACAAAGTATATTGATCGTTGATCTGTATTTTATTAGTATGTCCATCATCTTTCATAACTTGTACGTCGTTTAAATCAAGTTTTAGTTCTACTTCTTCATCTGTATCAGGATCGTTTATATTAAAATCAATTTGGTTATCAACAGAAACAGATCTAATCATCAGAATAATAAATTCTAAATCAAACATTGCTATCTGATCAACATCAACGTCAAGTAAACAATTGTTAACAACTTGTCTTGCAGCAATTATTTCTTGCATACCATCATCAGATTCTTGTGCAACTAATAATATTTTTTCTTCTTTAACAGTAAATGGTCTATACTTGATAGGCTTTCCTGTAGAAGGAAGAATCATCTCGCGTATCGGTAATTCAATTTTTGGTAAACCCATAATCTATCATCCTTTAAAATATATTTTTTAATTCATTAATTCTATTACTAATGTTGTCAAAGTTATTAGTAACTTTCGTGTATTTGTTTACTGCGTCAGAAATACTTCTAGGAACTAAATCCTGCCCTATCAACTGACCAAAATCTCCAATTGCGTCAATAAGTCCAAGTATTCCGTTTCCTCTACCGTACCGTGAAGTTGGATTACCAACTCTTTCACCACTGAATTGTATTCTGTCGTATTGGAAACTAACAGGCAATGTAGAATAACTATCATTCGCTTCCCAAGCTAGGTCAACGTCTCCCATCATACCTGGAAATCCACCATCTAAAATAGTTTCGTAGTATTTTCCAGTAGTAAGGTAATCAGTAGAATAAGCTTTTATTATAATTCTGCATGAGTATTCGTTTTTATATCCAATTTCAAACGGTAACATGCCATCTACTTCAGAAAAATTACCGCCTGCAGTAGAATAGTTTACAACTCTTTGAGCCCAAGAATGAAAGAAACTTAAAATTTGATGATCTGAGTCTAACATAAAAATAGCTTGAACAGGCTCTGGATTAAGAGATGTAGGATACATTCTTCGTTGTTGACCTACTGCTTCATAAGAATTTAAACCCATGGTAATTCCTGGTATCGCTACGTTTTTACAAAAGAACGAAAGGTCTCTTGTTGTAACCGAAGAAGTATTAACCGGAAAGTTAACGATTTGAACTTCAAATAGCGATTGCCGCATCGGACCACCAAGGCGATCTATTTGTGATTTAAAATCTGATATTTTAAATGTCATATTATCCTCTTATGATCTTTCTTGAGTCTTTGAAGACTTGAGCTTGAGTAGCACCAACAAAGCGTGCAGTTGGTAAGAATAATGCAACATCCCATTCTGTTGGATTGATGTACACTAAACGTGTTTTTAATTGTCCTGTCAAGTAATGTTTAACGCATGGTTTAAACATTCTAAATTTAGATGCGCTATTCAGAATATCATAATTTAATTTTAGTTTCGTTGTTTCATTATAGTATTTGTTATTAGTAGTTTCATATAGTGCATCCATTAACTTCGCTCTCAGAGGAGGAGGTAAATAATGCATGTTTATACCAAGAAAACCACCCTTAGCTCTATTTATCGGAAAAATCAGAGGAAAACTGTCATAATATGGAAGAGTAGCTTTATGTTTTGGATCATACTGGAACATATACATATTCCCAAGTCTAAATCTATTTTCGTATCGATCTCTACCCATCTCTTTTATAATTTTTGTAGGATCTGCTTTAGACTTAGTTATGCCTTTAGCTTGTTCTCTGTACCATTCACGAGCTTCAGTAGTTCTAGCTGGCATTTGCCCAGAACGTACACCCTTTAAAAGAATATCATCAAATACTTTAGCTACCATTACTTCAAGCCCAATTCTGCTTCTGTGTAAATGTCAAACTGCCAATTTCTTTGAGCACAAAACGCTCTTGCAGCCTTCCATTTAGCTTCGTTAATTCCATACGTTTTTACCTCGTTGAGGTACCTTCTCGATAATCTGCCAGTAGCAGTGTTTTTCTTACTTCTATCAGGCGGTTTAGTTTGTGCCTTTGGTTTAATTTCAATCATCAATGTCTTTTGTTCACCATTCGCAAGTTTTCTATGTAAAACTACATCAGGAAAATACCTATGCTTTCTTCCATCTATTGGAGAAACATAAGGAACCACGTATTCTTCACTTGCCCACCATATAACGTCTGAATGTTCATCAACCCATCTAAAGAACTTAAATTCCCACATAGATCTATAAATTATCCGTGTGGGATCTCCCTTATACTTAGAAGGGTTCTTAGGTTTAAACCTACCACTATATGCCAAAACGTACTCCATAATTTAGTATAAATAGAATTATACACCTATTTATAAAGAAAGAGATGGATTACCATGGCAAGTAGTAGAGTAGAGCTTTACAGACGTAGAAAAGAATCTAAGTTTGCAAACTCTTATCAGTGTTTTCCTGAACAACCACACCCACATAGCTGTCTTTTAGTTTTTAAAGAATTCGATTATTCTCCCATCAAAGAAGGCTCTAGTCCAACTGGACTACGCACTATATTTCAGAGCGCTTTTGGAGAAAGATCATCTGGTGTTGGTTTAAGATCAGCTCAAGCAATTGAATTACCGTTTCCTAAAGCTCTTGTTGATAATACAAACTTAAGAATTAACTCGTTTGAAAGAGATCCTTTTACTGAAAGTATTGCAGGAAAAGTTAAAGCGTTTATGGATGGAGAAAACGCAGGTGCTACTACAGCCGATTTACCAAAATTATTGCAAGGCATGGGTGCTTCTATGGGTGCAGCAATGGGCGGTGATAGTTTAGGTCAAAACATTAACGATCTTGCAAGTAAATTCTTAGGGTCGGATATAAAAGATGTTGCAACTGCGGCACAATACCTTTTAAGGAAAACCATTCCTGGTGATATTAGTAGATCTATTGATCTCGTGACAGGACAAACAATAAACCCTAGAGAAACTCTATCATTTGAAGGTGTTAATTTAAGAACACATCAGTTTAATTGGGATTTGTTTCCAAATTCAAAAGCAGACTCTCTTAGAATTAAAAACATTGTTGATATGATTAAAAGAAAGTCTTTGCCAGAAGTTACTGATATTGATGGCGTTCCAAAAGCATTCTTGCAGTATCCATCAGTTGTAGATATTTATTTAATAGGTGTCAATAGCGAACACTTTATTAAGTATAAAACATCAATGATAACAGAATTTTCTGTTGATTATGGTGCAGGAGGCGGAGTTGCTATTATGAAAGGTGGTAAACCTAACGGAGTAAACTTGGCGTTAAATCTAACAGAACTAGAAATTGAAACAGCGCATGATTACGGCGAAGCAGGTAATGAACCTTACGTTTCACAAGTTGACTTAGCAGACTTTGATCCTGTTGTAAGTAAAGGTGGAGGAGGTAAATAATGACAAAGTATTTTGAACAATTTCCTTTAATAAATTATGAAGGTAAATTAGTAAGAGACATTACAAGACGTACTAATTTTACTAAAGAAGTATCGAATAATCCTATGCTTTACATGCCTTATACAGTTAAAGAAGGTGAAAGACCAGAGGATATTGCAGAATTCTATTACGGTAGTACTGATTTTACTTGGGTGGTGTATTTTTCAAACCATATAATTGATCCATATCACGATTGGCCTAAATCAGAAGCCGATTTTAACAACTACTTAAAAGAAAAATACGGCGAGCAATCAGGACTTGTTGGTGACGATATCGTTGATTGGGCAAGAGATGATAACGATGAAAATATCCTGTACTATTATAAAGAGGTATAAGAATGGCAGTTGATATTGTTAAATTAGCACCAGAATCGTTTAGAACGATTTATCTTCGTAAAGAAGATCGTGTTATCTTGCGTACAGAGCAAGGCCGTAAAATTATTATTAAACGTATTATTCCTGATGAATGGAAACCTTGGAGAATTTACGATCAAGAACTCGTAGAGAATAATAACAAAAAAGAAATATTCCTTGTTGACCGCGCTTATTTACCGCAAGTAACAGAGTCTTTTAAGAAAAGTTCAAGAAGCAAATAAATGGCAGAGTTTAATCCAGGTTCGGCAGATATTAGTAAGGCACTT